AGGCTGTAACATTCACAGTATCGGGCAATACAGCGTCAAATAACGCAGCTATCGAGTGGGACACAGCAACAGCATCATTTGGCACAGTCACACACGTAGGCGTGTTTGATGCTGCATCTGGTGGCAATTTAATTGCTTACGCTGCATTAACGACAAGCAAAACAATTGATACAGGTGATGTTTTCCGCTTACCATCAGGCGATCTTGATATTACCCTAGACTAATGGCTGAATATCGTAGTGGATATGGACGAAGTGCATATGGCTCATATAATTTTGGGCTAGATGGCTTTGTCACGGATGGCGCTGGCGCAATTGTTACAGTTACGTCAACTGCTGCGGCTTCACTGCGTGTTAGGTTAAGTGCATCTGACATAATCACAGTATCCACGACTGATACACAAGCGCAAAGAGTACGTGAAGCATCTGCAAGTAGCACAACATCATCAACAACGTCTGGTTCTGCCGAGCGTGTTCGTGAAGTTGCATCAGCAATATCCACAAGCTCATCCACATCAGCTGCTGGCGCAAGAACACGTAACTCAAGCAGTGCAATATCAACAACATTCACAACTAGCTCAGATATGGTGCGTGTAAGACATGCAATATCAAATATAACACCATCATCTAGCACATCATCAAACGCAGTTGTTGTATTTAGCGGAACATCGCAAATCAACACAGAGTTAAGCACAACTGCTACAGTTAACCGGGTGCAGTTCTCCGCGTCAGCAATTGCAACGGCATTGTCTACGACATGCCAAGCAATTGAGAAGTGGGAAGTTGAACAAAATACGCCTGAAACATGGACACCACTTGAAAAGACACCCGAAACGTGGCAAGATGTGTCCAACGCAGCCGATGATTGGTCTGCCACTCCCCCGACATCGAAGGAATGGACAACTGCATCGGCAACCAGTGAAACTTGGTCTAACGCCGCATAAGGCTAACGCCGCATAGGAGATTAACATGGCTGATACTACAACAACGACATATAGCTTAGTGAAGCCAGAAGTTGGCGCGTCCGAGGATACTTGGGGTACAAAGATAAACACCAACTTAGATAGCGTTGATAATCTGCTAGATGGAACAACGCCTGTCACGGGAATTGATATTAACTCTGGTACGATTGATGGCACAGTCATTGGCGGAGCATCAGCTGCTGCTATTACGGGTACAACAATAACTGGCACAAGCTTTGCTACAACAGGCGATATGACATTCGGTGACAACGACAAAGCCATATTCGGTGCTGGGTCTGACCTACAGATTTACCATACAACAACAGGTAATCACTCAATTATTACTGAATCAGGTTCTGGTAATCTTATTCTTGCCGCAGATAACGTTGAAATAAATAATGCCGCAAACAATGCAAATAAGATAACAGCAACAACTGGCGGTGCAGTAACTTTATTTAACAACAACTCACCCAAACTAGCCACAACATCAACAGGCATAGACGTAACTGGCACAGTGACGGCTGATGGGCTGACTGTGGAAGCAAATGCACCATATATTAATATATCAAACACTGGTGAAAACGTAGGTGGCATCAAGATGTATGATAGCGGTGGTGCAAGCACCCAGTATTTCAATCTTACATATGACTCAGGTGCAAGCAATACAGTTGGCTTTGATACTGGCGCATCTGGCGAGTATACATTTAGTGTAAACACCGCAGAAAAAATGCGCATCACATCGACAGGCAACGTTGGTATTGGAACGAGTTCGCCTAGTAGCTACTACGCTAAAGACTTAGTTGTATCCTCTGCCGATGAAGGTGGAGTTACAATTGTTGGAGGCACTGGACATCAAAACTATTTGATGTTTGCAGACGGAACTTCTGGCGGTGAAAGATTTAGAGGTTACATTGGGTATGACCACAACGGAGACATTATGCAAATAACGTCTGGTGGTATACAAAAGTTTCTTGTGAATGACACTTCAGAATCCATGCGCATAGACTCATCAGGCCGAGTTGGTATTGGGACGAGTTCGCCTAGTGCAAATCTACATTTAAAAAGCACCACAACTGGTGATCCTGAGTTAAGAATTGAAGGATCAGGAACATACAATGGAATTATAACATTTTTAGGTGGTGGACACGCAAATCCTGCCGTTGGTATGAGGTATATATCATCTGGAGATAGTGTAGGTCACTTAGGATTTTACGCAAATGGGTCAAGCAGTTCAACTTTATCAGAACGTATGCGCATCGACTCATCAGGCAACTTGTTGGTGGGTCAAACTACAGAGACAGCTAACGCTGGTAAACTACAGATATCTGGTAGAAATGGACATCATTGTGCTACCTTTAGGAATGGCAACGATGGGGGTTATGGCCTCGTTTTTCGTAGGGTGGACAATACGGCAGTTGGTACTATAACATGGTCGGGTTCAGCTACATCCTACAACACATCTTCAGACTACAGACTTAAAGAAAACGTAGTAGACCTAACAGGTGCATCTGCAAGAGTTAATCAACTTAACCCATCACGTTTTAACTTCATAGCTGATGCTGACACTACAGTAGATGGCTTCTTAGCTCACGAAGTTGCAACAGTAGTACCAGAAGCAATTACTGGCACTAAAGACGCAATGAAAGACGAAGAGTATGAAGTAACTCCAGCTACAGGTGACATCTATACTCTAGCTACAGATGAAGTAGATGAAGTTATACACAGTGCAGATGCTGAACAGCCAGAAACATTAGAAGACGGACAGCAATGGCGTGAGACTACAGCCGCTGTCATGGGTACTCGTAGTGTTCCTGATTACCAAGGCATAGACCAAAGCAAGTTAGTGCCATTACTTACAGCCGCACTACAAGAAGCATTAACAGAAATAGCATCCCTTAAAACAAGAGTTGAAGCATTAGAAGGATAACCAAATGCCAAACACACACACATGGTCTATCGCTAACCTAGAGCGAAACACATCTGATGATTCAGTAACAATAGCACATTGGCGTTGCGAAAGCACAGATGGAACAAACACTGCATCAGCATATGGAACTATATCCCATACAGGTGTACCATCAGACGATGATTACATCCCTTACGCTGATCTAACAGAAGCAAATGTATTAGCTTGGGTACACGAACAAGTTGTGCAAGCTGATACAGAAGCGGCAAACGATGCTAAGATAGCTGAACTTGCAAATCCAACATCCTCATCTGGGATGCCTTGGTAATTTTAACTTAACTATAGGAGATCAAAATGGCTGAAGATAAAAAGGTTATTACGATTGATGACAAAGATTACACTGAAGACCAACTCACTGATGCGCAAAAGGTTATGATTAATCATATCAATTCTTTGCAGCAGAAGATTGGATCAGCAGAGTTTAACTTAGACCAACTTAAAGTAGGCAGAGATGCTTTCACAAAGATGCTACGTGTATCATTAGATGAGGCAATAATTGAAGCTGAAGAAGCTGAAGAATAAACAAATATATGCAACAGGGGTAACTAGTATTACTCCTGTTGTTATTTTACTGCAAAATGTGTTATAGTCCAACAAGTTCAACGCCATGAGGTCTATATGCCACTTATTCCACTAGATATTCCTTCTGGAGTTTACCGTAACGGAACTGACCTGCAATCCAATGGTCGCTGGCGTGATGCAAATTTAATTCGATGGATAGATAATACCATGCGCCCAATGGGTGGCTGGCGTACACGTTCGGATAACGCAGCCGCAGCTCCAGTGCGTGGCATGTTATCTTGGATAGATAATAGTAATGCCCGGTGGATAGCTGGCGGATCATATAATAAATTATACGTCTGGAATGAAACTGGCATAAGATACGATATAACCCCGACTTCATTTACTGCGGGCAGAGATGACGCAGTATCATTTACAGGATATGGCGGTAGTTTATACGGCAGCTACGCATTTGGTGTAGAACGTCCAGACACAGTAAGGATACAGCCAGCAACATCTTGGGCATTAGATACATGGGGCGAATACCTTGTGGGATGTACGGAAGATGATGGTAAATTATACGAATGGACATTAACAACAGGCACGCCTGCTGCGGTTATAGCTAATGCTCCAATAAATAATCGATCATTGGTGGTAACAGAAGAGCGCTTCTTATTTGCTCTTGGAGCGGGTGGAAACCCGCGCAAAGTGCAATGGTCTGATCGAGAAGATAACACGCTATGGACACCCGCCGCCACAAATGAAGCAGGTGATTTAGAGTTAAACACAAGCGGTCAAATTATGGCAGGCATTAAAGTGCGAGGCCAAACGCTTATCTTAACAAGCACAGACGCACACGTAGCAAATTATGTAGGCCCACCATATGTTTATGGGATTGAGCGTGTTGGCTCATCATGTGGTTTAGCTGCAAATAAAGCTGTATCAGTCGTTGATGCAGGTGCATTCTGGATGGGCGCACACGCATTTTATGCTTACACTGGCGGTAGAGTGCAAGAAATACAAAGTGAAGTTGCAGATTACGTGTTTAACGATATGAACCGAGGCCAAATAAGTAAGGCATTCTGCGTAACCAACAGCAACTTTGGTGAGATATTCTGGTTTTACCCATCAGCTCAATCTACTGAGAATGACCGATATGTTGTGTTTAACTATATTGAAAACACATGGTATATTGGTGAATTAGCAAGAACTGCTGGCGTAGATGCAGGTGCATTTAGAAAACCTCTTTGGGTAGATGCCGATGACTACAAGATTTACGAGCATGAAATTGGATACGATTACGGTTCACTTGTGCCATTTGCCGAAACAGGCCCTATTATGCTTGGGTCTGGCGATACAGTTGCGTCTGTAACCGAAATGATACCTGATGAGAAAACACAAGGTGACGTTAATGTGACGTTTAAAACACGATTCTATCCCAACGGTGTTGAGCGTGATTACGGCCCATATACAATGTCCACGCCTACATCATTGAGATTTACCGGACGTCAAATGAGAATGCGTGTAAGCGCAGTTGAGCTAGGCGATTGGCGTGTTGGCGTAAATAGACTTGATGTTGTTGCAGGTGGTAGAAGATGACGCAACAGCAAAGGCCACCAGAACCATATGGAGATGATTGGAAAACATGGGGCAGACGCCTTATGCAATTTATGTCACAAACAAGATCACCTCTTGTTCAGCAAACTGGTGGCGAAACTGCAGCTGACGATGGTACACTCATGTGGGATCGTGAATATAAATATCCAGTTGTGAGCGAAGGTGGGGAATGGCGTCAAATTGTAGTAGAAGGCGGACACGCTAATTTTATTAAAACATCAGATGTTACACCAGCTCTAGCAAATACGGCATACAAGCTGACCTATGATGCACCGTCTGGCAACTCAAAGATTACACAAGGTACGCCAGCAAGTAGAATTGTATTTGAAGAGGCTGGAGAATATGTATTATCATTTTCAGCGCAAATATCATCAACAAGCGCAAGCACAGTACACTTTTACTTTTGGCCTAGCATAAATGGCACGGCATCAGCAAATGGTGCTATGACAACTGCATTACATCAAAATAATGCTACACTCGTTACATCCAGAACGCAGATATTTACTGTGGCGGCTAATGATTACCTTGAGGTAAATTACATGATAGATAATACAGCTGGATTTTTAAATTACACAGCTGCATCATCTCCAGTGCCAGCTATACCATCTTCAACTTTATCAATCACAAGGACGCACGCATGATTGAAGAAATAGAAAGATGTAAGCCTTGGATTGAAGCAGCTTTGGAGTATTCTGGCGGTACACATGACTTTATTGATGTTGCTGAAGGAATATATAAGGGTACTATGCAGTTGTGGCCTACGCCAAAGGGGTGCATAGTAACAGAAATTGTGGTATATCCACGTAAACGAATGTTAAACGTGTTTCTTGGCGGTGGCGAATTGGATCAGATTTTGGATATGCACAAAGATGTG